TACGTTGTTGCGAAAAAAACCGTCGCTTGTCCCTTTGTATTTTACTATCTGTCTGTTTGCCCGAGCAGGGCCTGTTTTGGTGTCGTAGAGTGTTTCAACGCTTGTCCAGTTGAGGCCGTGATGGACTGGTTCGTCTGAACCTTCCCAGGTGTCGACGTCTACGAGGACGGAGTCGGTGTAGTTGTACAGAATGTTGTTGTACAGCCAAACACTGGCGTCTCCCGTGTAGGCACCAATTTGTAGTAATCGGGAGGGTCGCTCAGCAAGATGCCGCGTGTAATTTTCGAAGTTTGTTTGGCCGTCGTCGGCAAACCAATTAGGTAGGCTATTCACACCTTGATACTACTACACCAATGGGCACTAATGGTCAGCCGCACCCAAAAAACTTTAGCCTAAAGCTCGGCGTCCCAAGCAAGGTAGGCAGCCACATTTGCAGAAGACCCCATAGACCCAGCCCCAGCGGTCAGTCCAGCGGCAACTGTGAAATTCACTATTCCAATATTTCTCGTTGAGCGGCTTGAGAAACTTGGAACCGCACTGCAAACAGTAGCAGTTGTTGCGTGGAACACTTGATAGTGTCCTGCGGTGCCAGATTGCTCAAGTGCTGTTGGCGCAACCCTCATTTGGACAGGGAATGGTATAGCAATGTCCGCAATGAGTGTTGTTGAGTTAAACCCTACTCCCATAACTGTGTCAACTACATCGGGCTGGACTCGGTAGTAGTATCTCTGGCACAAAGCAAGGTCTGCATTTTCGGCATCGCCACCTTCAGATTTGAATTCTGTGGCTGCTGTCCCATGCTCCAGCTGAGCCCCCCATATAGATATGGTGTCAGTATCTCCGTCAGGTTCTACAATTTGCAAAGCCATATAATTAGAAGAGCCAATAGTCTTACCTGCAAGAGAAGGCACAGTTCCTGTCACAGCAAACCGCTGCCAAGAAGTAGTGAGGGTGACAGACCCTAAAGAGGTGCTGACTGATGAAGACCCTCCAGACCCGAAGTTCTGATTTAGAGAGACATCTAAATTAATACCCGAAGCAGCTTTTGCCCAGAAGGAAGCCGCTACAGGCTGTCCAGCCATGCCACGAACACCTTCTAACCTTTGCTCTAGAGAGCACCCAACGTTTCCAGTAGTAATGTCCCACTCCATAAAGTACCAAGCGTCCCCGTAGACGTCTACTTCCAGCTCATCAGGAGTGAACTCCCCCCGTTGAGCGGTCATGGTTGCACCCGAAGCGTCAAACAGCCAGCGGTCAGCACTGTACCCTGAGGAAACTGCGCCTGCCCCCCTTTGCCATATTGAAAAGTCCGAGTTTATAAGTACGTTGGTCCTTGACACAGCGGTTGCACCCGTTGCACCAATAGCACCGACTGCACCAGTTGGACCTGTAGGTCCAGTTACAGTACTAGCAGCTCCCGTAGGTCCTGTAGGTCCTATAGACCCTGTTGGTCCTTGAATTGCTCCAACGCTGTTCCACTGCGAGCCGTCCCAGACATAAAGTTCGCCGTCTGCGTCGACAACGTATCCGTCACCCGTGTTGGCCCCAACAGGCAAATCTCCTGTAGTGGCGACGGTGCCTTTAAGGTTTACGGCAGTTCCGTCGTCACCTTGTGGTCCTGTTGGTCCTGCGCCTCCGTCTGCACCTGTTGGCCCAGTTGTACCTGTTGGTCCAGTGACTCCAGCAGCACCTTCGGGTCCTGTAGGTCCGCCACTAGGCCCAGTTGGCCCTGTGGCTCCTGTCGGACCAAGGTCCCCTGTTGTACCAACAGGGCCTGTAGAACCTGTTGGCCCAGTAGGTCCAGTGATAAGTCCAGCGCTATTCCACGCAGAGCCATCCCAGACGTAGAGTTCGCCGTCTGCTACTACGGTGTAGGCATCACTTACGGTGTTTTCAGACGCTGGTAGGTTTCCTACCGTTGCTACTTCACCTAAGTACGCGACTGCTGCCGCGTCGTTACCTGTCGCCCCCGTTGGACCCGTTGGACCCGTTGGTCCCGTTGGTCCTGTTGCTCCGTCTGGTCCTGTGGGCCCAACAATTGTGCTATCCGCACCCGTGGGGCCTGTGGGTCCTGCATCACCCGTCGGGCCAGTCGCTCCAACCGAACCAGTCGTACCTGCGGGTCCTGTAGGCCCTGTCGGTCCGCCTTCAGGGCCTGTAGCACCAGTTGCTCCTGTGGGTCCAGTTACTTCTGGTCCAGTTGCACCCGTAGAGCCTGTTGAACCCGTCGGTCCTGTTGGTCCCTGCACTGGGCCAGCGTTTGCCCACTCTTGGTTGAGGTCAGACCAAATGTAGAGGTCGCCTTGGACAATGTACCCGTCTCCAATGTTACCTTGCGGGGTGTCTGCCTCTAAAAACGCAACAGAGGAGTAGGTGCCTAGAATGCTTACGCCAGAACCTTGAGGCCCTGTGGGCCCTGTAACACCCAGGTTACCTTGCGGGCCCGCTGGTCCTGTTGGCCCGAGCCCAATGTAGACCAGCTGTTCCCAGCCGTTAGAGCCTGCGTAAAAATAAACTTCGCCAGTGCTTGGTTTTACCCAGATGTACCCCACTTCAGGAAATTCTGGTTGAGCTTCTTGATAAAATACTGTATTTGTTCCTTGAAGTTCGTAAACTAAGGACATTGAGAAATATACGTCGTTTGTGTCGGACAGGACGTACACTCGGTCGTTGGTCTCTACAGCGAACCGAAAAGTTTCAAACGACTGCCCAGCGGTAATAAGAAGATTAGCGGCGAGATATATTCTGCTTTGCTCTGTTGTTGTGCCAGCTGGCTGAATATATATTGATACGGTTGATGTAGCTAATTCTGTGTTTGCGGCAATGACCGAAGCAACTCCCGTGGTGCTGACAGCGGGCAGCGCTGTTTCTATGGTCGCGAGGGGGTTGGTTGTGCCAACACGAGTTACAGCCATGTCAAAGTTACCGTCACTTTCTTAACAATTCTATTATCTAGGTTACTACAGAACATCTTGTGTCACTCCTATGACGAGCCTTGGATTTGGTATGGGCGCTGTCCGCTCATTGGAAAATAAGCAAGTCTGTTTGGCCCGCCGTGAAGACTGTAGGTGGTGCTGTAGTCATTACTTAAGCCAGTTGTACTTAGGGCTTCTAGCGAGTGATGGGTTACCCAACCTTGAACCTGCTGGGGGGACCAGTCTGGGTGCACTTGTAGGAGAAGTGCGCACATTCCAGCGACCTGCGGGGTGGCCATCGACGTTCCAGAGAGTACTTGCTGTTTGTACCCAGGGTTTAGGTAGTAGTCAAAACTAGAAGCATCAATGTTTGTGGTGCTCATGGAACTGATAATTCGGTCTCCAGCAGCGTAGACTGTGACTCCTGGTCCCGAGTCGCTGTACACGGATTTGGCTTCTACGCCGCCAATAAAGTTTGTCCCGAAGGCACCAACTTGGAATCCAGGGTTTGCCCCGCAGTGTGGGGCACCGCCACGATGGTAGTAAAAATTGGGAACCCCAGTCGCTGTGATGTAGTTGTCGTAGTCGTCTCCGCCAGTTACGTCGTGCTTTATGTTCCCATTACCAGCAGCGTTCACCACAACAATGCCAGCGCTGGCTAGTTGGGCCACATCAGCGTTGACAGATGCGACGGGATAGTTAAACACGTATGTAGAAGCACCAGACAGCTGCCCCGTAAGGCCCTTGGCAGTGTCTTTTGTTGTGTCTGTGTGTGTGACTCCTCGGTAGGAGCCTCCCAATATTTCATAATATGTTGTTTCGTCGAATGTTAGAGAGTCGTTGCTGACGTCCCAGTAGACAACGTAGCCCCAGCTGTTTACCACGATGGTGGGATTTCCGCTTGTTTTGTTGTTGTGCCATCCTAGGATGCAGTCAAATGCATCAGTTACGCTTAGACCACCTACTGGGTCGGTTGGGCCCTCTAGACCGTCTAATTTAATTGAGTAGATGTTTGCATTTTTTGCCCAACCGTAGTTTTTGCCAGCTACGGTGCCTGCAACGTGTGTCCCGTGTCCGTCATAGTCAACATAGAAAGCGGGGGGCATTGTCCCAGAGACACCACTTGCAGCGTACCAATCAATTTGTTTTACGCGACTAATTCCGTTTGCGTCTTGAAACTCTGGGTGGTCGGATTGAATTCCGCTGTCTACGATAACAATGTCTACGTCGGTACCATTAAGAACATAGTCATATGTCCCACCTGGGTCTACGGAAGATGAACCAAAAACGTTTGTCGCTTTTATGTGCCGCAGGAGCCCCCAGTTTTGCTTTTCCCCTGTTTCGGTTGTGAGTTTGTTAAAATTTCCTTCTTGGAGAGCTCTTTTTACTGGCTTAAAATTTTTTAAGTTTTCTACTGATTCGACTCTTGGGTCTTCACGAAGAGTTTCTGCCTCTTCTTCGGTAAGAAAATATGATGTGTTCCTTGCGTTGTTTAGCCGCTCGTTAGCAACTTCTACTGGGCGGTCTGGGATTGTTTCTGGTGTGGGGTGGTCAGCCAGCAAATCCTCCCGTATGGAGTCTGTTGTCTCCATGTCTGGGGCAGTTACCGTGTATTCTTTTCTTTCATCAGCCATAACTCGCCTTAGATGGTAACAAGAGACTTAACGGTAAGCGTCCCGCTCATGCCAGCGTGGACAGAGCAAATATACCGCCATGAAGAGGTGGGTTGGATTGGGACCTCCCAGTACACGGTTCCACTTGTCTGCCCTTGAGCCCCCGAGCCCTCTGTAACTGTTCCGTCTGTTGCAACGTGGATTATTCCAGTAGAAATGCTGGCAAATCCGCTACCCGAGTCTTCTTGAATAAGGAAGGGGTGGCTGGCAGAAACATTGGTAAGGTCGAATGCAATGGTGGCACCGCCAAGGGCGTACACCGTGGGGTTGTCCCCCGAATAGTGGCTATTGAACTGGTAGGAAGTGGTTCCGTTATTTGCCACATCTAGTGTGGCAATTGCGTTGATGGATGGGCCTACTTGCCCCGTTGCTCCAGTGGGCCCTGTCGGTCCAGTTACAGTGCTATCTGCACCCGTGGGACCCGTAGGTCCAGTTGGCCCAGCGTCTCCTTGGGGACCAGTTGGCCCCGCTACAGTGCTATCAGCACCAGCGTCTCCTTGGGGACCAGTTGGTCCTGTGGTTCCTGTGTCTCCTGTTGTTCCAGTGGGACCTGTCGGTCCTGTAGGTCCACCAGAGGGTCCAGTGGGCCCTGTTGGTCCTGTTGCACCCGCACCCATGACAGACCATGCGGAGCCGTTGTAGAAGTAGGGGTAAAGTTCGTCAGAGTTGTAGACCACGGCACCAGTGCTAGAAACCAAGCTACTAAGCTCGACACTCGATTTGGCAACAAGACGCATGGGGGCATCGTTGAGAATCTCGTCTACTGGGTCCAAAGTAATAGTTGTTGGAGAGATAAGACTGTACGTGCCCACTAAGGTGCTAGGAGCCGAGATTGAGCTGGACTCAATTGAGGTAACAACTAAAGTTTCTGTGTCTGCGTTGTACACAATTCCAGAGTTGGTTTTACCGCCAATAGTTCCTGTGGCGTCTTCGTAAAGCCCAACAAATGTAGTTGTATCAGTGGTAATTTGTACGTCAACAGCTCCACCGCCAGGGCCTGTAGGTCCAGTAGAACCTGTCGGCCCAGTTGGACCGCCACTGGGTCCCGTGGAACCAGTGGGACCAGTTACAGTATCCCCGTTTGCGCCTGTTGGGCCAGCTGCCCCTGCGTCTCCTGCGGGCCCAGTGGGTCCAGTTGCACCGTCTCCGCCTGCCCCTGTGCCAACAAGCTCCCACTCTTCACCAGTGAGGAGCTCTAAAGCTTTAAATTCAGTATTGTAGCGAACGTAGCCTTCTTCGGCGTCTACTCTCCTGTTGGAGGTAATCCCAGAGTCTAAGTACAGAGTGTTGTTGGCTCCACGAACTACTTTATTTGTGAATGTTTGGGGAAGGTCGCCTTGACCTACAACATCATCTTGGATAAGCCCGTATAGGCTGAAAGAAACGTTGTTGGTTGTTGTGGTAACAAACACTCCGTCTCCAGGGTTTACTGCAAACCTGAATGTCTCAAAGGATTGCCCCAGGCCCACAGTTAGGTTGTTTGTAATGTATACATACGACCCTTCGGTGGAGGCTCCTGAGGGAATAACATAGATGTCAATGCGAGGAATCGGTGTTGATGCAGGAGAAATATTTGTAACAATAACAGAGACCAAATAGCTTTGCTGAAATGTAAACAGTCCTGCTTCTGTGTTCGCTTCTGGTCTAACTGCAGCGAGTCTTTGGATAGCCATTTGCAGTCTCCTCTAGGCCTGAGCCTCGGCCCACGACATTCTTGCCGAGCAGAGCGTCTCTTGTCCTGTAAGACGCGCCACTGCAACCGTAATAATGTCGGGACCGTCGGGGAACACCGAGTCTCCACCTAGAATAGAGTTTGACAATTCAAACAAGTCACCAACATTAACGTTTGTTGACTGTTCGTCTCCCTGGTTACCCGATGCTTTGAAGTTATACACCTGAATTCCACCAGACACAGTGTCGTTTGATGTGTGCTCAACCACTTGAACCAGGGATGGCGTCTCTACACCAACAAAGTTGAGGTTGTTTAGTCGCCCGTTGAGTAGAATTTTAACATCTACCAGCTGGTTTGTTTGCACACCAATTTCTTGCAACCGTAGTTGCATTCGGTTGATAATGTCTCGGTCGCCTAGCGCACCTGTAAGACCTTCAGAAACTGAGGGGCTCAGTCGGATAGAGATAAGAGGCTGATAGTTTGTACCAGAAGTGTTGTTCAGTGACCCTTGCGGGGACAGTTTGTACTGAGATTGTGAGTTTCCACTGTTGAAGAAGTCAATCACATTTCTTAAGAAGAAAGTGTTCTGCGCGGTTGAGATGGTAGCAGTGCTCCGAGCAAAACTGAACTGGTTGTATCGGAATGTGTTTGCGTCCACAACTTGGGTAACCTGCACAACTCCAACATATGCAAGGTAGTTGCTGTACTGCGAACTCACCGAAATGAGCACCCAGTCGCCTTGAGCGAGGTTGTGATTTCCGTTTGTATCCGCCGTTACCGTATAGTTTGATTTGGCTAGGGTGGTTATGGGTGCTTCGACTCTTACGGCGTCTACAGCTGTTCTTGTCAACGCAATGTTGTTTGTGTCAATAGTTTTAATGTAATACGTGTCTTCATTAATCAGGTAATCATACGGATTGTATGAGCTGATAAATCGAGTTCTGGGGTTCTGAGTGTTGGCTTGTGGGAGGCCACTGCTTCCCAGTCCCAGGAACTGGACAGCGTCACCGTCAGAGAACCCGTGTGATGGAATATTAACTGTGTCTAGCACGTTATTTATAGCGTTAGAGCCAAATGTTTTTGCAGTTGTTCCACCGATTGTGAGCGTTTGACTTGACTTGGTAAACAAGTACGCCTTGTCGTCGTCAAACGTTCCATCCATAATAACTGATGTTCCCCAGTGGAACAGTGATGGGATGTAGGTTGGGTTGGCGAAGGTTGTGACTTCGTAGCGAGCTGGCAAGTTACCAGAGCGGAAGTAAGACTCAAACAACTCGTTGTTGTGGGTAAACTCGTGCGTGTACTGGACTTGACCGTTAAGGGTCTTAAATCCGAAACGAATTTTACCTGCTCCATACCACGAGTAGTCCATGTAAATCATTTGAATTTTAGACAGGTCTATGTTGTAACCAGTTGGCCCTGTTCCGTCGGCGGGGTCAATGCTCCAGTCTTCCTGTGGAATTTTTGTGTCAACCGTAAGTGTCCCAATAATTCCTGTCTTGGCAGGGGTGAAGGAGTGTACGTTTGTCGACCCTTGAGATGACACGTTAACATTTGTTAAAGAGTCGGGGCTTGATTTTAATTGAAAAGTGTTACTTGTTAGGACGTCTACATAGTAGGTTCGACCGTTCACTAGCCCACCAATTGGCTCTCCGTCAATTGAGTTGTACACAAGAGGGATGTCTTGGGTGTACCCGTGGCTGATAACTGTGAAGGTATTTGTTGCGGTGTTGACCACAGTTGCAGGGTTGAACTCTCGCTCTGTGCCAGATGAGCCTTTGTACTCAGGCTTAATGGTCATTCTGGTGTCAGATTCTATGTCAGCAATGCGATATGTTTGACCTCGAAGAACAATGTAATCTCCAGCAACAAGTTGCGTACTGAATGCCGTGCTGGTCCCAAAGACTCTTTCGGAGCCCTGAAGACACGCAAATGTTCCAGCAACCTGTTGGGTAGAAGAACGACGCACTGCGTACAGTTTTTGCCCGTCGAATTCGTAGAACATACCGTTCTGGAAATCAAACATACCTGCACGAATTGCACCATTTGTCCACGCATCAACATGCAGTCTTGGGTACCCGTAGACGACTGGCTCAACGATAGCTTGCTGTGCAATGACTGTAACGTTAAAAGAGTCAATAACTGTTACTTGGAAATTACCGTTGTATACGGGGTTGTCAATACCAAACTGGTCTTTGGCGTCATCAACGCGAATAAACAGACCGTTGATGAGACCGTGTGGTCGACGCGTACGAATTTGAATAGTGCTGGATGTTCCAACTCGGTACATCGTTTCGATGTCTATGCTGGGCTTAAAGTTAACAGCGGCGGAGGTTTGAATTCCTTTACCAGACTGGTAACGGAAGTATTTACGAGTTTGACGAACCATTTGGCCGTACCACGTGCCAGAACCAGTAGACATCTCAACTCCACCGTCAAATGGGCGGTGCAGAGAGTAGCCCTGGGGGCGGACGTATACAAACGTTGGGTATGAGTATGAAACATTGCTATACGCTGTTGTGTAAGCTCGGTTGACAGTGACCTGTTCGTCCGAACCGATGGCCTCAATTTCTCTAATGATGGGCGCAACGGGGGTGATGTGATTCACGACTAGCTGAGAGCCAGACCCCTGTGTAGCTATGTCAACTGGATTAGTTCCAGCAACTGCATCAGTTTTAGTTGTATACAACTTTATTAGGTTGCTGCTGCTGGTTGCCACGCTACCTGTAACCCCTGCGTTAGCTATATTTCCGCCGTCAGAGTTGTACTCAAAAGTTGTGCTTGAGGGTACCGCAATAATTGTGTGTGTGCCGTTGAAAACTTCAGGGCTTACCCCGCTGATACCGCTAATAGTGACGATGTTTCCTGGCTGCAAATCATGGTCGGCAGAGGTTGTAATCCTGACAACATTACTTGTGCGATATCGCGAGGAGATGGCCCTGGTTGCTGAGTCTTCAATTCGCTCCGTGTAGTAGTAACGATTGTCAACTAGTGGCGCTGGTGCGACTCCTGCGGAACCAGATGCGTCAGCAATAGCTCCCCAGTTTTGGTTAGTTACGCCTAATGTAAAACTTTCCGCAGCAATGTATCGGAACTGGTAGGTCCCAGCGTTTACATAGTTAATTACGTATGTGCCGTCAAAGTCATCAGCGTTGTCACCATCAATACCAGAAATAGTGATTTCATCATTTACTTGATAATTGTGGGTTTCACTTGTGTAGATGTATCGAGTTGTGCCAGAACTTTGGATTCTTGCGATTCCCACTCGACGTCCACCAGCCCCTGGGGTGAAGACAACCGACTCACCAGTAACAAAGTTATGGTTTTGTACTAAAATTTCGTTACTAGCAACCACTACATCTGAGGCCTCAAAATAGAATTTTTCTTCGTTATCTGGTGGGAACAGGCGGAAAACATCGCCTGCCTTCAGAATTTTGGAGAATGTTGTTCCAGAACCGTCAACAAGTACCGAGTCGACTTGAGTGGAGCTAGTTCCTGTACCTGTAATCTGCCCGTTAATTTGGGAAGATGTGAAGTTGTGCTCAGAGCCAGCACCAACACTGGTAATTACCAAAAAAACTCCAGATGCAGCATTTTCTGCTGTGGAGGATAGCTTGATGAAGTCTTTGTTTACAGCAATAGCAAAGTAGTCAGTTGCATCTGTTAAGCCGCCAATAGCGGTCCCGCCGCCATCGTTATACGTAACTTTTGTTCCCGTAAGGAACCCGTGGGATTGCACCCTGATGACATTCTGGTCTAAGTCGACAGTAAACTGTGGCTCAAAAGTTTTCACAATGTCGGGAACAGACCCGTTTGCTATTACCTCGAAGGTTGTTTCAGTCGGGACGCTGCTAATTGTGTACGTTCCGTCTGGGGTGCGGATAAGGGACTTAAAGGTGTGACGTCCAGTGGGTGTTGTTGTGGCTGTTAAATCAATAGCGACACCACTAGTAGCGTTCGACCCCGATGTTGCCAATTTAATGGTATTACCATCAACGGGGATAATGTAGTACGGTGTTGCGCTGGTCAGCCCGCCTACAGGGGTGCCACCACCCGTATCGTACTCGACAAGCTCAGAGAGCGAGAATCCATGGTTGGGGATTGTAATGGTGTCTAACACATAATCTACAGACTTGTTAATAATAGAGTGGTTCCCGACACCCACCCCTGTGATATCGGCAATCTGTGTGAATGATGCGTCTTCTGATAGACGAATAGTGTTGTCATCAACTTTTTGAATAAAGTACGTATCGCGGTTATTAATACCAGGAATGCTGGTATCAACGTTCATGGTTCCGTTTAGTCCTACTGTTGTTACCTCAACAAGGTCAGCATTTCCACCAGCGTTTAGCCCCAGGCTGTTGTAGCTGTAGAGGCGAATGTTGCCTGTGGTTTCCGCAAATGGTGTGGATTCTACAAGACAGGTTCCAGAGACGGAGGCTGCGGATATAGTTCCAATGTTGTTGTTGGGGTCAACAAATTGTACACGGTTTGTTGCTGGGATTCCAGCCACTACATGTGTTCCGTTGAAGGACTCAACGTCGGTACCCGTCATGCTGCTAATTGTAATAGTGTCACCAATTTGCAAATTGTGGGTTGTGTTTAATGTTACGTCGCAGAGAATCGAGGTTCTGCTTCGGTTGGTTACAGTAAAGCTTGTAACGTTTGCTTGCGTGACACGATTTACAAGGAACTGAGTTGGGCTGATTGACTCAACAACATCGTAAGTTCCGTTGAAAATTCCAGTGTTTGTGCCGCTCATGCTGCTTACGTTTACGTTCATGCCTACGCCAAAGCCGTGCTCGTAACGAGTGGTGAACTGAATCACGTTGTGTGAGAGAAGCTCTCTACCGCCAACAGCAAAGTCAAAGAGTGGCTCATCGAATGCGCGAATCTGTCGGCTAGCCCACACCGTTCCGTCTACGTTTACTTGGGCAATAGCCCCTGTGGTCGGGGTAACCCACTGAATTTGATTGGTGGTGGGGATTCCCGTAACTCTCCACTCACCGTTAAACACATCAGAGTCGGTGCTCGTGATGTTGGAAATACGGACATACTCCCCAACTTCAAACTGGTGGACAGCATCAAGTTGCATTGTAACGACGTTTCCGTCGCGGCGACGCCACGTAATTCCTGTGTTCCACACATCATCAAGGAAGTAGGCGCGACGCATGCGGCCGATGGGGTCTTGGTCTCCAGGCTGGGGGTCTTCATTCCATGCGAGCGAAAGGTTCCCTGTGTCGGCCTGAAACTGGAACTGGGTTGCGTTGTTTACAGCCTGAACAACCCAGTCGCCGTTGTAGTACTGGCCGTTGTCGTCCCCGTCATCAAAGTTGAAAATGCGGAATCGGAACCCAGCGGTAAGTCGGTGGGGATTGTCTGTTCTAATGTACCGAGTTGTGCCTTCGCTAAATCTGTCTACAATGTTTACCTCCGCTGGGAATAGCTTGTCGGAGTTGTCATTGAAGTCGCGTAGCTCAAACCACGCGTTAGCGGCGTCATCCCATTTGTGGGGCTCTTTGAAGTTAATGTACATGTCATTGTATTGACCTGTGTTTTGGGTAGCGTTTCCCCAACGAATGTTTTCAATTTCAAGACTTACGGGGGAGTCAAGCTCAGCGTAAATTGTTGTATTGTCGGCGGCACTGTTGTTGGTGACAAAAAATTGACGGTTGAACACATCGCGGAAGTACTCTTCCATGTTGCTAATGCTGACACGGTCTCCGACCTCGCGGTCGTGTGGCGTGTCTACGTCAATATAGACACGAGTCCTACGAGACAGTCCTCTGTTTTGAATGTACATTCCGTACTTAGAAACATAGCCTGAAACATCTAACTCTTCAGCCTGTGTGCGGTCTGCATAGTCGTTGCGATACCGCAAACGAGTACGGGCACCACTGATTCCAGTTTCAATATTGTCAATCCTAGGAATCCCCACAATTGTGGCATAGACGTCGCTAGGAAGCTGGAAATAGTTTAGAGTAAAGTTTTCGTCTTCTTCTGGGGGCGCAGACGCAGAGTCAAAGCGGAGGCCATACTCACTGCTAGAGTCACCAAGAAGTCCTGGGTTCCAGTCTACTGCTTTGAACCATTCGCCGTTAAAGTACCCGCCGTATTGCTCTTCTGGGATTCCTTCAATTTTAATGAGGTACCCGTTGGAGTGGTAGTGGGGTCGGTCACAGTAAATGTAGCGACTGCGGCCAGACGAGGCTAAACCGCGAATTTTTAGACGACGGTCTCCAAGAAAATATTCGTAGTCGAGGTTACGTTTTGAGGTCGCTCCCTCTGGCGCGGGGGTTACGTTTTCGGTAAAACTTTCCTCTGATGTAAAAGAGTACTCGTTAGTGGACTGAATCCCCGTTATACGCCAGAACCCATTCCACCTACGGTCGATAGCTGCAGTACTGGAGGGCAACCCCGCAACTTCCACAAACTGATTAGTTTCTAGACCGTGGTCCGCGTCTGTAATAATATAGCGAGTGGTCCCCGAGGAGCGGTAGCTTGTAATTCCTAGGGTGGGGAAGGCTGCTGTCTCGCTTGGACGCACAACGTTATCAAACGTGATGAACTGTCCTGCGTCAAATCCGCCGTCTGAGTCAATATCAACATACTTGTAGACGCTTCCTGAATAAAGCCTTTGAATTTCGTAGTCGCGAGACTTAGCATACTGAACAGTTTGCCCCGACACAAGCCCGTGGCTGGGAATGTAAATGCTGTCTTCAAACTCGTTAACAACAGTGAAGATGAAACTGTGGTCTCTTCCTTCGCCCAGTGCAGTTAAGTCTAAAACTGGACCATTAAGAGACTGACTTAGGGTAAACCTGTTTGCATCAATAACTTGTTTAATATAGTATGTTGCGTTGTCCTGTAGCGGAACAATTGTGTCCTGCTGGTTTGAGCGATAGCGGACAGGCTGGTTGGCGAGGAACCCGTGATTGGGAATAGTGAAACTATTTGTTGCCAAGTTCACAATAACGCCGCTGAAACCTTCTTTGGTTCCTGCTGAAGCTGCCAACAAGTTAATTGTCGTGTAGTTTGGGTCTGGCGTTAAGCTCAGTCTGAAGGAGTAGTCATCAACAACATCAATGTAGTAGACAGATGAAGTGTTAAGGGGGACTACCCCATTTGCGGTAGCAAAATAGTTAACTGCTTCACCTGCAAAAAACCCGTGAGGGGATTTAAAGTGAATTTGGTTGTTGTCTACGTCAACGTTTACTGGGGTAAGAGCGTGGTTTGAAGAGCCGCTGGGACTTATTTCAATTGCGTCTAGGCCAGCTGCAGCGTCTTCACCACTGTTGTGCAGCACAAATCCAAACACTGAGGATTCCACCAAAGTAACCGCAACTTCACCGTCAACGTCACGGTCGTTTGTGGCTATGTTTGCTATAGGCTTGCCTAATACGTTATCTGAAAGGTTGTACGTTCCACTAGAGGTACCAATGTTTGTTGCACTGGAAATAAGCCAAGAGCCACCTCCGCCACCATAGTAGCTGCCAACGCGAGCATTTGTGGCACCACCAGAGTAACCGCCAGCTCCACCTGGTCCACCCCAAGACTGACCGTCTGACCCGCCTCCACCGCCAGCACCAAAACCACCCACACCAGACGAGGTGCCAGCACGATAGCCACCCGTTCCTCCGTTTACGAAAGCAATACCGCCGCCACCGCGCTCAGAGTTTCCACCGTTGCTGTAGAACCCACCGCCAGCACCACCTACTGAACGCCCACCAGCTCCAGCTCCGTCAACACCTCCGCTGTAGCCCTGCTGTGATGTGCCACCGCGAGTAGTGGTTTGACCGTTTCCGTTAGAGTTGCTAGCACTAGTTGTATTTGATGAGGACGAGCCAGCTCCAGCAACAAAAAGAGGAATTG